GATTTACATCACTTGTGTTATCTGGAAACTTAGTCACCTTACTTTTAACACCTAACTTTTTTAAAGACTCACAAAGTGAGTATGAGAATTTACTCAATATACCCTTATTAAAACCCTCTTCGTAATTTATTATATTAATCTCCATATACTATAGTTTCATATTGTTGTACAAATTTACCTATTTTATGAGCTTGATGTTTGGTAACTTTAGAATGTAAAGGCACAAGAAAATATTTGCGTGCTTCGTATGCCAAATCTTCAAGATAAAGACTTTTTTTACCTTTTACAAATTGATAACCAAGATTTTTGTCATCAACATTCAGAAGTTCTATCTGAAAACTAAACCCTCCAAATTCCCTTGGAAAATAACGCGCGTCATATTTTAAATCCAATGATATACCTCTACTTAATTTTCCGATTGCAAACTCTCCGTTAGCAAGCAGTCCGTATGGCTTGTATATGTCACTAATTTTCTTTCTATGTCTCCATATCTTATCTGAATCTTTCTCCTCGTATATATCGTTATTGGCTAACATAAGCATTTTTTTTCTAAATACAGTTTGCTTAAATCGCCAAATCATATTCCATATATAATAACGACCTATACGAGTACAATATAGTTTATTAATCCCCTTTTTATTTATTTTATTTATATAATCCATATTATAACCACAACGGATGTTTGAATGTCCATTTAATATAATTTTCTAATGACGTATCAAAATCTAGTGGAGCTTTCCATCCTCTTTCTCTTAGTTTAGTTCCGTCTAGTCCATATCTTCTGTCATGACCAGGACGTGTAGCATGGAAGTCTGTAAATTCGTATTTCAATTCCTCACCTAATATATTAGCTATCTTCTCTACAACTTGTAAGTTATTAAGTTCTATATCTCCTACTATGTTAAGTCTTTCTGGTAATATATCAACACTCTCCGTATACTTAATAGGTGCAACATTATTCAATATGAATAATATAGCGTCAGCCATATTTCTAGCGTGTAAATAATATCTTGAACCTATTTTATCTGGTGTACCATGCACAGTAATTGGCTCACCTCTACTTATTTGTCTGATTGCTTTAGCGATGTACTTTTCAGGGTCTTGACGTTCACCAAATAAATTCATTGTGTTAGTAATTATAAGGGGAATATCATAAGTCCTCCAATAACTTATAGCTATTGCCTCCTGTGATGCCTTAGAAGCTGAATAAGGGTTACTTGGAATAATTGGTGACCATTCCTTATGATTCATACCTTCTGGAGCAACGCCATATACTTCGTCAGTAGAAAATTGTATAAACTTCTTCGGCTTGTATTCTCTTGCGAACTCTAATACATTTAATATTAAGTCAACATTATTCTTAACAAATGGTACAGGGTCTGTTATTGACCTATCGACATGTGATTCAGACGCTACATTGATAATATAATCACATACGCCTATCCTTTTCTTAGTTCTCTCTGGTATAGGAGATACTAAATCATGCGTTATGATACTAACTCTATTCTTCCATGATTTATCTCTACTTAATACCTCTTCAACTCTTTCTGGTGTACCTTGATGTTTCCATGAAGCAATACCAATTATGTTCCAATCAGTATTCACTAGTAAATGCTCCAGAATATGACTTCCTGCAAATCCTGATATACCTGTTAATAATATTTGCATTACTTTAATCTTTATCGGACAAAGCCTCATCACCTTCTTCTGTGCGTAAAAAATCTATTGCCTTCTTAACTCTATCTAGCGCTTCTATTCTTGAATTATGTCTTGCGCTCATTCCATTTGGAAATTCATATCTATAATTATTATCTGGCTCTTCTTTAATCTCATCGCTTGGTACAGGACATATATCTTCACCTGCTAGCTTAATATTTGATAAACCTATTCTATTTTTATTAGGGACAATCTCAAGTCTCTCATCTATTTGTTTTAATTCTATAGCAAAATCACTTGTTCTCATTTGTTTTAGTTAATGACTCATAAGTTTCCAAAGCATTTTCAAACAGTAGGAAAGTGGAAGCTGATATATCTATTACTTTTTTTGATGGTAGTTTCACTTTCTGACCATAAGACTTACCATCTTTCATAAAACTGTAGGCAATAAATCCATTATTGTAAAATATATCTATATCAATTCCCCTTAATGATAGTGTATTTATTTTTGTCATGTGATTGCTTTCTCATTGCCTTGGCCACCTTGTATGAGATACGATGGCCAAGAAACAATCTTATATATAAGTATACCAAACCATAAACCAGTGTCAACTATCTGTATCAACTATCCAGCATTGTAACCGTCAGTTGCTCCAGTCTTTAGGTTATACAACCAGTTAGAGTTCAATGTCTTAACAGCAAATGGCATTTTCCATCCTACTGTTGAGTATTGGTCTAGTGGGTTGTCTGTTGAGTTAGCACCAGGATTCTTTACATACACTTTAGGTGCTGTAATAGAACCAAGATTAATAACTCCGTATGCGTTCTGTCCAAAGAAGAAGTTAGAGTATACGTTTGCTACATTTGTTGCTGATGTTGAGAATCCAGCTGAAAGTACATAGTGTTGGTTATTTGTTTCAACAAATTCAACTCCATGTAACTTACCAACTACACCTCTCTCAATTGCATCAGATGTCGTATATCTGTGTGCGTCAAGCCATTCACTGTTACCCATCAAGTCCATAACTGTATCTGGGCCAACAATACCTCTGTATAAACCTCCTGGGAACTTTCTTGCTCTGTTCTTCTTCAATGCTCTCACAACTCTTCTGATTTCAAGCCCTGTTAGTGTATCAGATGTATGAATTGCTGATGTTGAGGAAGTAGCAGATTGAGTTGATGGTAGAAGCTGTGTAGCTCCTGATACCAACTCTGCGCGAATCAATTGGTCGATTGATTCACCAGCATTTTGACCATGTACTGATACGTGTTCTGCAAGTCCTACTTCAATTGATGTCAATGAGTAGAGTGAACCTACAGTTGTATAAGCACCATAATCAGCCAAAGTAGCAGAAACAGTTGAAGCTGTCATATCTACTGCTGTTGGGTTAGATGCTTCTGATAGAGCCGTTGAAACCAATGCAAGTGGTGTAAATCTTGTGAAATACACAGTCTTACCTGAGTTCAATGGCACATTCTTTACTTGAGCTCCGAAATCGTGTCGGAGTTCATATTTTGCGCGCTCGAGAAATACTCTATCATAGTATATCTGCATCGGGGCTGTTAAGCCTGGATTGCTTCCCTGCGCCGCGGTTGTCGTTGCCATAAATTATTAATAGTTAAGCTTTAGGGAGAATCTCTTCAAGTTGAGCCAATGACATTTTTTGAAGTTGCTCAGGAGTATATTTTCTTTCGATTTCTGATAAGGTCGATTTATCATTTGTCTTAGACGATGCGCTCTCTGCCATGCGTTGTTCTTTCTTAGCTTTAATTGCTATAGACACAATAGATGTAGGGTCTTTAAGAACATCTCTACCTCCGTTATTCATAATAAATGCTACTTCTTCTTTTGAATAACCGTCGAGACGCAAGTCAACTTCATCTTCTGTATAGGTTCTACTCTTAGTATTCTCCTTTTCTTGTAATTTAGGTGTCTCAGCAGTTGCATATTTAGCTTTAAGCTCTTTAGCTTCTGCCTCGGCTTTCTTGGCTCGTTCATATAACTTTTTGTTTAGTTCTGCGAGCTTTGTAGCGTCTACCTCTGACGCTTCCGTGTTATCGACTTGGATGTCGTCCTGTGTTGTAGTATCAGGCAATACATTGTTTGTGTCATCTTCCATATAAGCTATGGTTAATCGGTTTAAAGAGTTTTCCTTCTCATGGATTATGCTTTTTATTGAGGTAGCTCTATCCTAACGCCCTCATTAAACTATAAATCTATATTGCCAGTTGCCTCATTCTTTGTAGCAAACTCTACTCTTCCGTTGCCTAACTCTGGTGTATTATCAACTACAAAGTTATCTACATCTTGGTCCAATTCGTTTATTTCTCTGTAGTAGTCATTTGACATTCCGTTGTATTCTTCCATGTTATTGATATTGATTTTTACCTCCTTCGGGGATATCTTGTGTAACATTTGGGAAGCACCACTTTGCACTTCGGTCTTCCTCTGATGCTGTAATATTTATCTGAGTTTCAGAATTAGTCATATCTGGTTGATATGAGTCAATAATAGTCGTACTATCTGCATAAGTTGGTGTTCCAACTACGCAAGGTTCTTTTGGATTAAGTGTTGGTTTTGTAATCATGTTATCGATATATTCTTTTACCGTACTTTGGCTTGTTTTCGACATCACTCATCAATTTCTGCATGGATGGAGTATGAGTGTAATTGCCTGGTACTTTTAATAAATCATGCGTCTTTGGTGATGGATTTCTGTGTGTATCCTTTTTATCTTTTGTATGTTTCATCTGAATGTTGTTGTGTTACTGTTTCTATCTTGTAATAATTGGCAATCAACTAGAAACTTATTTAATTGCTCATAATATAATACTCTTAATATTAATTCTGCTTTAACTTCATCTCCTGACTTTTTGGTATCTATTGTCTTTATATCAAGAAGTGGGTCTATATAGCTATGAATAATCTTTTCTATCTCTTTCCAGTCTGGGTCGTTTATGAATTTGTTTTTAAGGTGCTCATTCATTGTGGTTCTCCAAACGATTCAGTGTCTGCCTCCTTATTGGGCGAAAGTGGGGGTAGTTTGGATTTGCCCGATTCCTTTTGCGAATTGTTGTCCTGATTGTCCTTGCTGTCCTGGCTTGGTTGGTTGTATTTGTCCATTCTGAGGTAGTTGATTGTTTGATAAACTCGACCTTTGCGCCCCATGACTTGCTAACTCTAATTCTCCTGGGCTGATTCCTAACGCTTCACAATACTTATTGAATAATACCATAACTCTCGGGTCATCCAATCCGTATCTTTGAAGCAGAGGAGTCATAACAATTTGTGTATTCTGAACAACCGTAGCTGGGTCTACTTGTTCGTTAGCAATGTTGAAGTCATAATCGAACTTTACATCTTTGTAAAAATTCTCTTTTATCTTTACAAATCTATTCTTACCAAGTTTCTTATAAGCATCCTTAGCTGTCTGAATAGCTTTTTCTTGGTCTTCCAATGTAACCTTCTCATGGTTCTTAGCTTTGTGCATAATTACATCGTTAGCATAGATTGTAGCGGCCGCGTCATCAAGTTCTTGTATCTCTTGGACTGAGCCAGTAAATCTCATTATATGTTCTGGTGTCAAATCTCTAATTAAGTCATCAACAACAAAGTCATTAAAGAAGTCTCTTAGTCCATTTGTAAAGTTCTCTCTCTTAAATCCATACACTGACGTTGCCTGTTGGTTAGCAAGCAGAGCATTCGTAGCTGGTGTTGTAGCTGGCAATGATTCGCCTCTTACTGCTTCATAAGCAAATGATAGTCTTTCAGCATGAGACATATAGCTTTTCTCTTCATCATCAAATGCTGGTAGATTTCTTTCTTCGTTTACTACAGGTACTATCGCATCTCTTATTGTTAAGATATCACCGCTCTGTAAATCATTTAATGCATTTCTTACTATTGTCGTATCCTTTGTCTGAAATAGGTGTAATGTAGATAGCTCCATAGATATTCTCTTCTGGTTCTTTATTTCATTCATTCTTTCTTGAATATCAAATAGTGATTCTACTATTCCTAATCCTTGCCAACGGCCCTTAATCTGATTATAGTGGAAATCTTTAAACGGCCACGGTTTATGCCATCTTGATTTGTATAAAACAATACCGTCTTCTTGTAGTACAGTAGTCATATCATCAGCCATCTTCATGCTATCTACTCCAGCACAAATAAATAATGCTCTCACCAGCTTATCTGAATCAGAGTTCTCATCTAGCCACTTTTCAGGAACTTCTCCAAAACGCTTATATACTTTGATATATGGAGTAGACTTAATCAGGTTAAGTGAGCCTCTTTTATCTTCGTAAGTATCAGGTGCGTTAGTCTGTGAAAACTTTTGAATGGCCTCTTCTACATTATCCCATCCAGTCTCCCTTAGTTCTGTCGGAGACATATAGTAAACTAAATCAATAAATCTTGAACTCTGTATATCTGTTACTGTTGGGTCATTTATAAGTCTTCTTATGTCCACCAATTTAGCTCCTTCTACAGTTTTCTCTATTACTACCGAACCTATCTTTGGAAGTTCATCAGCTATTTGATTGAGTAGGTTAGCAACCTTATTCTTTTTTAACCATTGAATAAGCTCTTTCTCCAATAGAAACGTCTTATAGTGATGGGTATCTAATTGAGGAATTAGCTTTATATGCTTTGTATCTACGTTTATATTCTTAGTTGCAACCTCGCAAGGATAAGTAACAATGTTAAAGAATAGCTTATCTCTGTTATTGTATTTTGTGGCGTCTTCGTACTTTGAATTCAAATACAGGTGAATTCTTTTTATATTTATGTATTGATTAAATGGGTAACCTTGAACGACTTGAATGAACTGGTACATAAAGTCATTTCGTTCTTGTCGTATTTGACTAAAGATATTTAGTTCCATATTAGCAATAATATCAATAACACAAAATTGTGCATATTTATCACCGTATATTCCTGTATTACGGCTTATTATATTATTACATTTGAATTCGATATTCCGCTTTCTCTTATCTGTCTAGTCAATTCGTTAATTACTTTTTCTTCAAGTTCACCAAATATATCAGTATTTATAACATTAACTCCTTTTTTCACATACGGTCTAGCTTTATTAAATATCTCTGTTTTAAGTAACCATCTATCTATAGTTGACCATGACGCTTGTTTACCTGTCTTTAGAGTATAAAAATCACATAACTCTTTAACAGTATATTCTAACATCTTATGTCTTCTCCATAAGTCGTTCCAGAATCCTTTTGGGACGTTATGCTCATAGGAGAATCTTAAATCTGGTTCTATCTTAAATAGCTTTGTCGTCACTTTTATTAGCATTTATTTAAATGATTTAGAGTTATTCCTGTTATTATATATCAATTCCTCTAATTCGTAATCAGGTCTTAAAGGTTGATTAATACCCCATACAGCCAACGCCATTGAAAATACTCTATCATCATGTAATCCTTCTGGTACTTTAACTTTAAGCTTCCCATTCTCTGTTACTTCGTATCTAAATGATTCTAACTCTGATATTAGTCCTTCATCATTTGGTATCTTTATCTTGTTTTGCTCTATCAATATTGCAAGATTGTTAAGCAAATTCATTCTTGAAGTCTCTGAGAACTTGAATCCTTCCATATCTTCTCCCCATATTCTTAATCCTCTCTCTTTTAAATCTGATACAATCGGGTCGCCTAATCCTGTTGAATCTGGTATTACTAACGCATTACTAAACCTTCTAGCGCATGCCTCTATCTTTGCCTTCTGTAAGTTCCAATCTACTTGGTTGAATCTCTCTTGTGGGTATACGATAAAGTTATTAAGGTTAAAAGGTGTAAGAACGGTCCAGTCTTGGTATTTAGCCAAATCAACTCCTAATTGAAAATCTCCCCATTCTGGTAGTTGCTTATTCATATCGTACAAACAACTATGTATTCTCTTAAAGAATTGGCCAGCGCCTTCTATGAATGAACACATGTATTCTTGTTCGTACAATGCCTGTGGCGTATTTCTTTTAATCTCGTCTAGTTCTTCGCTAGTAAATACTCCAGTATCTTCAACGGTCTTAACCACCCATCCCCATTCTTTATCATTATCCTTGGCCATTTGTAATAACTTCCATGAATGATTCTTGCCTTTTGGTGTAAATATAAAAGTAGCCGTACCTTTGTTTTCACGGAGTACAGGCTGAATAATAGCTGTCCATATTTCCTCACTCATTTCAGAATACTCATCAAATACTACATCTATTGGGTTTATACCTCTATGTTTGTCTACATCCTCACAACCTACAAACCTTTGTATACTCCCATTACGATAATATATAGCTAATTCACTATCATTCTTCTTTAAGATTACTTCTTTTGGAATATGTTCTGAAACTAGATAATCCCAGCATACTGATTTTGCTTGTTTATATGTAGGTAGGAAATAATAATATATTCCTTTTCTACTCAATGCTCTTGAGATTTGTTGATTGAGGGCCGTCTTTGATTTACCAGCTCTTCTATGAATTACTGCTATCTTGAACCTCTGTGGCATTCTCAGTAAGTCCATCTGGTAATCTCTCGGGCAAAATTGGTACGGAATTGTTAATTTGTCCATAATTTTTAATTTCAATTACTAGTGGATTTTCATTGCTTCCTTCTAGCTTTGTTGCTGGAGCGCCTTCTGCCATTTTCCATACTAATTCTTCTGGAAGAGCTTCCATAAACCTTATTTTTTCTTCTGGTGGTAATGTTTCTAGGTATTCTCTTGCAAATGTCTTAAGTGACTTACTTCCTTTTGGTCTTCCTCCTGGATTTCCAGATTGACCTTTAACAAATTGATAGCCACGGATATAATCATATCTCTGTTTTTTAGGCTGTTCCTGAGTATGTTCTTGAGGGTTTTGATTATTCTCATTCATTTGACTTATATTATAACATATAACAAAACTCCCCGACAAGGGAGTGATGTTACAGCTTCTGTATTATATCAGAATATAATAGTTGTATCAACTTATCTAGTGAACATTACGTCTTCTAAGTTCATAAGTCTTATCGCATCTATTACTTCCTTAACAGTTGCGTCGAAGTGTCCTCTTGATATGTCGTTCTTATCATGTGACATCATGTTTGTTCTGTTTTGCCATTCCTTAATTCTAAATATTATATTGTCTCTTATCTCTTGAAACAGATAGCCACCGTTTTGTTTAAATTCCTCTTTTAGTTCTTTGTTTGTCATGTTAGTCAATGTTTAACATACGTCCCATTCTTGTAATATGATTCTTTGCAGGTAGAACAATTAGTTATCTCCTCGGGCATTTTCATGTTTAACTTATCTAGAAACCAATTTCTATTATAAGCAATGATTTGACCTGTATATGAGTTTTTTCTTATCTCCTCTAATCTATCAGTTGTCTTAACTATGTCTTTCATGCAATCAAATACCATGTCGTATAATTCTTTATTGTCCTCTAATAGTTCATCTACAGATAAAATTCCTATCTTTAATCCTTCTGTCCATTCTTTTTTAAGTAGGTCTCTATTAGATTTGCGCGCCAATAGTTCATTTAGCTTCTGAATATCTTTTGTCTTACCATTCTTTATGCCGTTTGAAGTGTATTGTATATATGCTAATTCTGGCTCAATTCCGTTTTCATCCTCTATCCAGCCATGATTTACAATTATGTACAATGGGTTGAATAACTTAATACATTTTATGTCCTTATTCTCTGTATACTTCATGTTATTTACCCCATCCGTTAACTATATTCTTAGATGATTCCCATGGCTTTGTGCCCTGTTGTAAGAATAACCATACTGCAAAAGCTTTATTTCCTTCCTCAGTATATATGTCCATTCCCATTCTTCTTGCCGTATCGTTCCATGTATATTCTGAAATCTGACATATACCTATGTCGCTTCTGTTTACTTTACCTCTTAATACATCACCTTTAGCGTTGAATTGTCTCAAACCGCTTTCTGCCTTACATATCTTAACTAGCATTGGTATATCTTCCATTTTTATAGGCTTAGGCACTTCTTTTTCTGCCATAACTGTTACAGGCAATAATTGTGAGCCTACATAGACTGACCAGCCCATTAGTTGTAATACAAACATTACTTTTATAGTTCTTTTTGTTGTTAGGGCTATCCAATTCTTAATCTTGGATATCTTGGCAAACCTTCCTATTTTGTTTCTATTGTAATTCATAAGTTTTTTTTAATGCCTTAATAATTCTCCATTCACCAGTTATACACTGGAAACAGAATCAAACATAATAGGTAGGGAGTTTGTTAGCTACTTTTATCCGCACCCGCATGTATTAGACACGGTTTACGTTGGATAATTTTTCTCTAATGTATCTTATAATTTATTAGATTACATACCCTTTTTTATTGACCTCTTGACTCTGTTTTCAATGTACCACTGATATCATTATAGCAATATATGACTAACGTGCAAGCACGTATGTGGATAACTTTTGTGTCATTTATATGGCTTTGGTAAGCCATTCTCTGATTATACGCTCTTTTATAATTTACTAAATGTTTCATAATATTTGATTTTATTTAAATAATCTTCTTCTGTCCATTTCTGTACTTTGCCTTTTAGTGCATATAATTTGTCTACTCTATCCTTGCCAAGTTTTAATCCATACTCGTATAGGTTTCCTCCTAAGTTTATATTACAATGATAACAACAACCGTGGACATTATCTTCGTGAAAGTACAATTCTAATCCTCCAACTGATTTAGGAATAAAATGCCCAGCATGATATCCTAAACTTTCACATCGCCTACCGCATATAAAACATATTCCTTTGTCGCGTTCTCGTATAAACTTACTAAATACTTTCCATAGTTTCTTTTTCAACGTACTAAGTGATTGTTTTCTCATATTTGTAATATCCTGATTCATAACCTAACTCCATCATTTTTTGTTGTTCGACCTTTACTTTGTCTTCATAGTCCTTTCCTCTAAGTGAGGGGTTATCCCTTAAATTCATGCGCCAAAATCTATCATAGTCGCTTGCTTTAAGTATTATTTCCTCTAATAAGTCTTGTGTCATAACTTCTTGTTTTAAATTATACTTGTTAAAAAGCAACCATGCAATAAACTTATTCTTGTTCTTTCGCTCTCTAGCATTCGGGCTTTTCTCTAAGTATTTTTTTATTTCTTCGTACATATAATCTAATTAGAGTTTAATCTCACTAACTTTGTAATTGGATTGTCAGTTTTCATACAATACTCTTTGAATTCTTTGCCATCTTTAGTTAGCCATGCTCCTCTTGGTGAAGTACCGTATTCAAGCATTCCCATTCTTTCTAGAATCGATACCACTAGCCAAAATTGTAAGTCATTCATAGGGTGAAACTCATTAAATCCTACTTCTTGTACCTCAACCGAGAAAAACTCTTTAATATATTTATCTAGGTAGAATTCTAATTCACCGTAAAATAGACAATTTGTCTGTTCTAGTTTTTCTTTCCATGTTTCTAATTGTTTTATTTCTTCGTACATATTGGTTTACCTTTTTCGTTAACTTCGACGTTGTTTTTGTAATATTTTTTATTGGGTTTCTTAAAACTACTGGCGTATATTCCGTCATATTGTGATTCAAATACAATTTTATCGTAATATGGTGCACATTTTATACAATAATACTTTTCAAATTCACCGAAAAATATACCATCTATTGTTTTTATTTCTTTCATTCTATCTTTCTGACACAGAGAGCCACATTTTTCGCATTCTTTATATTTGTCCAACTTATCTTCAAACTTATCTATTCCTAACAATTTTTTTATTATGTTTTTCATGTTATTTCTTAATTAGATTGATAATTTCACTAATCATTTGATTAGCACCATCATCATATGCAAGCCACCAATTATCTTGACCTCTTGGGTCTGGGTTTCTCTTCATCTCCTCTATCTCACCAACCAGTCGTTTCTTTTCTTCTTCTAGTATTTGAGCTATGAAATCTTTTACCATCTTTCTATCTTTTTCAATGGCAAATGTTCCATCAGCTTCATCACCAGATACTTGTTCAAATATCTTAAATTTCTCATCAAACCTATCCTCTATATGTTTTGGTAGTTTCATATTATTTGGTATTTTTAACTATCTTCACATGTTTTTTAAAAGTAATCTATACACTGTCTTCTCTGCTTGTACTGCACTAGAGATTTCCTCTTTTAGTATTTTAGCTATGAATGATTTGATTGATTTTCTTTTTATATCATTTGGGTCTCCATTTTGAAATATGTTTCTTGCATTCGGAAACTCTTTATCAAACCTCTCTTGCCATGTTTGTTTTGGTAGTTTCATTTATTTATTCTTTTAATTGCTTCTGCTAATAATTGTCTTGTCATAAGCATTACTTCTAGTGTGAAAGCGTCATATACCATATCAAAGTCCTCTACTATTCCTTCTTCTGAATAGACTTTAAACAGATAGTTTCTTATCTTCTGTGAGTTTCTGCGTGGGTCTTTAGCCTTCACTACCTCACCGTTGTCTTTAGTTACTTCTACAGTTACAGGTACGGCTTTCCAAGTAATTGCGAACGAGCCATTTTCTAAATCTTCTTTATTCTCACGTACTATAGAAGTGTCACATACCACTTTAAAATTGTGTCCTATATTTAATGGTGTTGCGATATTTGCTTTACCTTGTATTTTTATATAGTATTCGTTCATATTATTTTACTATACATGTAATCTAGTCTTTCATTATCTGGTAACAGTACCACTTGTTGAGCATATTCATCAAATTTATCTTTGAATATCGCTTTCAGAAAGTCCCTAGACATATATTGTGTTATCTTTGCGTAATGTTGTGCGACTATTAGTAATCTATCAATACACTCTTCTTTTGTAACTTCTCTATTTTCTATTCGTGATAATGTGGCTCTGTGTTCTTCTACCCATTCTGATTGCCAACCATTTAGTAGAGCTTCTTTAATTATTTTTTCTGTTTTTTCCATCTCTTTCATTTAGATAATCTATCCTCATTTTCCTCATAATAAATATTCTATCTTTCTTTTTTATACCTTTCCAGCGCGCCTTACCTCCTTTTTGTTGAATTGTTAGTTCCATATATTTATTTTCCTTAATTGATAAATCAATCATCAGTAAAATCACTCATTTCAGCCTCAGCCAAAATACATTTAGAACAATCACATCCTCGTCTACACTGTTTCTTTTTCTTTAAATTTTTATTCTCCTTATTAGGGGAGAGATTAGATAATAATTTTATTATATGCTGTTTATTATGCGATTGACCCGCTATATAATCCATTTCATTTTCTATTAAATCATCGGCATAACATAATTTCATTTCTTTTATCTTCTCCACCACAATCTTTAATACTTCATCAGCTATGAGAGATGTGTTTATTTTGGAGAGACAATTATTAAATCCATTATATCCACCATTTGAAATACTATTGCCGTATCCTTCTTTCTTCTCTGGCAAATTCATCTTAATTATTTCTTCTATTTGTTGTTTCATGTTATTTTCTTAGAAAGTCATTTAAGTCTTCAATGTCGGGTATAAATTCTGAAAAACCGCATTCTATACATATTTGTTTAAGTCATGATTTTTTTATCATTTCAAATCCGCCCATCTCTTCAACCCATTTTATTTTTGTATCTCCACCACACTTTCTACATCTTGAGGGTGTAATTTTATTCATGTTATTAGAATGGTATTTGAGAGCTACTAATATCAGTACTGTCGACCTTCTCTACTCTAGCTTGTTGTATTCTTGATACTTCCTCTGGTGTCAAACTAGGGTCTTGCTCTATATGAAATCCTTTAATGTTCTTATAGCCGTTTGATAACTTACAAGAAAAGTATTTCTCTTGTTTACCTTCTTTTAACC